GAAGATGAGGAACAATGGCAGTTGTGTAAAGATAACGGAAGCGGATTTTCAATCGAAGGTATGTTTGACGAAAAAGTAACATTAAAAAAAGAGAATATGAATTTTAATCAAATGAAAGAAGATTTGCTAAACGAGTTTAAAACTCTTTTAGGCAAACAAGTTAAATTGGCTGAATGGAAAACCGAAGATGGCAGTTTAACGTTAGTAACAGAAACTGAAATGCCGGAAATTGGTGGCACTATTTCAGTTGCTACTCCTGATGGAAATGTACCTGCTCCGATTGGAGAGTACATGCTTATCGATGGTATTACTATTTCAGTTGCAGAGGTTGGCATAATTGCAGAGATTTCAGCAAAAGAAGAAGAAGTAGTTGTTGAAGCTCCGGTTGAAGAATTGGCTGCTCCGGCATCAGTAAACACAAACGAGGTTTCAGATTTGAAAAATGCTATTAGTTCAATGCTTATTAAATTCAATGAGAATTTAGAGCAAAGATTTTCAGCAATCGAAACTAAATTATCAGAGCAAGTTAAAGAAAACGAAACTTTAAAAGTTGAACTTTCAGAAACTCCGGCAGTATCAAAAACAAAAGTAGCACCAATACAAGCTACAACAGAAAGACCAAAAACATTAAAAGGAAGATTAGCATTATCATTAACAGAATTAAAAAATAAAAACTAAAAACAAATGGCAACAACAACAACAGTAAACAGTTCCTATGCAGGAACGGTGGCAGGTGAAATTATAGGAAATGCTTTTAAAGAAGCAGATACTATTCAGAGAAATTTGGTAACAGTATTACCTAATATTCCTGTAAAACAAGTAATCCGTAAAATTGATTACGGTAATGGAAGAACAGATTATTCATGCGGATTCGCTCCTGCGGGAAGTGTAACACTTGACGAGGTAATTTTAGAGCCAAAGAAAATCAAAAACGAGGCTGAACTTTGTAAGGAAGATTTCAGAAATGTATGGGATACCGCTTCAATGGGTTTCAGCGCCCATAATGACAATATGCCGGTTGATGAAGAAGCTGCATTATTAGTAGAAATTTTAGCTGATACAGCACAAGCTACTGATTCAGATATTTGGATTGGCGATGCAGCAGACGATGGACATTTTGATGGATTTATTACTGCTTTTTTAGGAGATGGAACTGTAATTGATGTAGCATCACCTGTTGCAATCACAAAAAACAATGTTATTTCTAAAATCGAAGCTACTATGGCCGCTGTGCCTGTAGCTTTGAGAAGAAAAACAGATTTAGTTTTTGCAATATCAAACGATGTGGCTTTGTTTTACCAACAAGCTTTAGTTAGCGCAGGTATTTCAAATGGTTTAGGTGGTAACGATTTCCAATTACGTTACGGAAATTATGTACTTGAAATCATCAACGGTTTACCTGATTCAACTATGGTAGTTTATCAAAAGAAAAATTTATATTTTGGAACAGGTTTGCTTTCGGATCATAATGAAGTGCGTATCAAAGACATGGATGATACTGATTTGAGCGGAACAGTTCGTTACAAAATGGTTTATACTGCCGGAGTACAATATGTAAGAGGTGCAGAGGTTGTTTTATACACAACTTACACACTTTAATAAATAACAAGGCGGTTGAAAATACCGCCTTATTCAAATCATTATAATAATGGCAGCGTGTGAATTTATAGATAACGGCAGACTTTTAGAATGCAAAAATTTTACAGGTGGTTTAGTTAATGCCTTTTTTGCTCCATTTACAGATATTGGCGCAACGGTAGTTAATTCAGAACTTACAGGATTGGGAACTTTAGATGAAGTTTTTAAATTTGAATTGAAAAATACAGGTAATACTTATGTTGAAACTGAAACAGCATCAAGAGATAATGGAACTATTTTTTATGATAGTCAATTAAGTTTGATGTTGACCGGCTTAACTGCTGCGTTGGTTAATCAAGCTAAATTACTTTCAAGAGATAGAATGTTAATCTTTTTAGAAGATAACAATGGAACATTCCATGCGCTTGGATTAAAAAATGGAGTTGATAAAACAACAGGAACAAGAGAATTAGGTGGTGCTTTAGGTGATTTTTACGGATTAAAAATGACATTACAAGCGTTAGAGCCTGAAACTGCTCCAATTTTATCAGGTGCAGCAGTAACTTCTTTACTTAATATGGTTTCTGACCAATATGTAAACGATTAAGTTTTTTTAAAATAAAGTTAAAAGACAGCGTAATAAGTTACGCTGTCTTTTTTTTTGTATCAAAAAGTTTTTTTTTCGTTATATTAGTATGATAATATTTAAACCATCTGAAGAAACTCAAATTGTAACTATTATACCTCGTTATGATGCTAATTTAGTTACTTTAAAAATTCGTGATGAAAGCAAAGCTACAGAAGAAACTTTTGAGGATTTGTCGGCTGTTTATAGTTATGGTTATTTGACTTTTGAATTTGACAAAACAGTAAGCGAAGGAAGCACATTTGAATTTGAAGTTTACGATAATGAAAATACACTATTTCGAGGCAAAGCATTTGCAACGGATCAAACAGATTTACAAAATTATAAAATCAATCAATAATGGGAGATTTAAGAACAATAAGTTTAAGCGCATTTGATACGCAGATTTTTGATGAGGTAAAGCCAAGCGGTAAAACTTATGTATTAAATGGCAAAAACAATGAGGGTTATAATTATGTTATTAATCGTTACAAACATTCGCCAACAAACGCAGCAATTTTAGACAGTTACTATTCTTATACTTATGGCCAAGGATTGACTGCAAATTATATGGCTAATCAAGCCATCCAAATGGCTAAAGTCAACAAACTATTTACAAAAGATACAGTTCGTAAATTAGTAAAAGATTATACCTTATTTCACGAATGTAGTTTTGAAGTAATTTTAGGTAAAACAGGCAATGAAATTGCAGAAATAAATCACTTACCAAAAAATAAAGTAGTTCCAAATGAAGTTGACGAATTTGGAGTTATTAATTCATATTGGTATTCTTACGATTGGAGTGATTTAAGAAAATACCCGCCTACTCAAATACCGGTATTTGTTCAAGGTACAACGGAAAAAAAGACAGTCTTTGTAATCAAGGAATATTCAATAAACGATTTCTATTTTGCAAGGCCATCTTATTATTCGGGGTTAAACTATGCTGAATTAGAGGAGCAAATTTCTGTTTATTGTGTAAACCATATTAAGAATGGATTAAGCGCAGGACATATTATAAATGTAAATGAAGGGGTTACTGATGATGAAGTTAAAACGCAATTTGAACGTAACATTATAAAAAAATGGACAGGAGCAAATAACGCTAATAAATTTATCTTATCCTTTAACTCAAATAAGGACAATGCAACTACGATTGAGACTATAACTATCGCAGATGCACACCAACAATATCAATTTTTAACAGAAGAAGCGAGAAAGCAATTATTGACAGCTCACAAAGTTGTAAGCGGTGCAATTTTAGGTATTCAATCCGGAACAGGATTCAGCAGTAATGCGGATGAAATCGAAACAGCATTTAACGAAACAATGTTGAATGTTATTACACCAATGCAAAACGCTTTAACTGATGGATTTGAATACGTATTAGGTCAAAATCAAATTACTTTACAGTTGTACTTTGAGAATTTGCGACCTAAAAGAGTTGAAGTTCAAACGGAAGTAAAACTATCAGAAGAAAAAAAAAAAATAGGTAGTGAACTTATCGAGTTAGGCGAAGATGAAGATTTAGAGAATTACGAGTTAATAGAGTGCAAACCGGTTGACTATGAAGAAGAAGAAAAGTTAACTTATAAATTTGCAACAACCGGAACTGCAAACTCAAATCGTAGAAGTATTTATGATACTGATTTTTATCTTTTTCGTTACAGATATGCAGGTAATTCATCACCCGAAAGAGAATTTTGTAAAAATATGATGAGTGCAAAGAAGATTTACAGAAGAGAAGATATTGAGGCCATGGGTGATGTTACAGTAAACCCAGGATTTGGTAAACATCCTAACCCAAATAATCCGTATTCTATTTGGAAATATAAAGGCGGTGGATTGTTAAGTTCAACATTTACAGGGGGAACTTGCAAACATTATTGGGAAAAATTAACCTATAAAATAAAAGATGTTAAACCTGATGTTAAATCACCGATTGCTATTGACGATGCGAAAAAAGACAGAGCAAGTGGAATAGCAGGGATAGCACCTCACGACATATAAAATAAATTATGATACTATTAATAACACCGCAGCAAGTAGTCGCAAAAACCCCTTTAAATGGTAATATTGACTTTGATAAAATAGTGCCTTGCATTGAGGATGCACAAATTACAGATTTAGAGCCTTTAATTGGCCAAGTTTTATACGATAAGATTATCACCGATTTTGAGAATGATGATTTAGCCGGTAATTATTTGACTTTATACGAGGATTTTATAGTTGACTTTTTAATTCGTGCAACTGCTAAAAATGTGCTTTTAGTTTTAGCTTATCAAATCTCAAATGGTGGTGTTTATAAGCATACTGCTGAAAATACTGAAAGCGTAACCAAATCAGAGGTTGATTATTTAATGGTTCAGCAAAGAAGTAAGCAAGAGGTTTTCGGACTTCGAATGCAAAAATGGTTATCTTACAATGCAATATCTGAATATAATAAACACAGCGATACAATTTCAAGAAAAAAAGTAAATGTTGGCAGTTGGTGGTTTGGAAATAATAGTTGTAATGATTGCGGAAATATAGAAATTGACACTTATGGACAAGACTAAAAAGCCAAACATAGCACGTTTGAGAAACGAGGAAAAATTAAAGCAGTTTTTATTTAAAAAACAAGTAAAAAAAGATGGCAAATCAAATAATTAATGTTGGAACTACTGCCAATGATGGCACAGGGGATAAAGTAAGGGATGCTTTTATAAAAGTCAATTCAAACTTCGCTGAATTATACGATGAAGGTGGCGCAAATATTACTGTAAACAATCCGGTTACTTCAACAGAAACTACTTTAGATGAGGCCTTAATCGATTTAAATACAGGCGGCGGTGGTTCTCAAACACTTGCTGAAGTTTTAGTTGAAGGCAATATTACTGATGGTACTGACATATCCATTTCCGATGGCGATAAAATATTATTAGACAATGGAGCAAACTTAAAAAAAGGTACAACAGATGCAGGTCTTGGTGGCTCTAAAGGAATAGCTTTACGATGTGCTGTTGATTACGAATTGAAATGGGAAGCAGGTCGTTTATATGTAATGGGTGGCGATGGTTTTACTATTCGTGAGGTATCGCATAATTTTACAACTACACCAACAGTAAATGATGACGATACAAAAGGATTTGTAATTGATTCACGTTGGATTTTAGACGATGGTGATGTTTATGTTTGTACGGATGATACAACAGGAGCTGCGGTTTGGGTTTTACAAAGTAGCGGTATTCCAACGCTTCAACAAGTATTAGATAATGACCATGATTTAGTTGATAATAATAACTTTCAAGGTACAGGAGCGGGGATTGATAATACAGGTGTGCAAGTTAATGCTTTTGGGTTTAATGCTGCACGAGAAAACATAGGGCAATCAATTAATGCGCTTGGAGTAAATACTTGTTATCAAAATACAGGAGATGCTGTAAATGCATTAGGAGATAGCGCCGCACAAGCAAATACAGGAACTTTTGTAAATGCTTTAGGACAAGATGCCGCTAATGCAAATACAGGAACTCAATTAAATGCTTTAGGTACAGAAGCAGCAATTGAAAACGCAGGAAATAGTGTAAATGCTTTAGGAAATGCCGCAGCAGGTTTTAATACAGGAGGTAGTGTAAATGCTTTAGGTGATAATGCAGGATATGAGAATACAGCAAATCATGTAAACGCTTTAGGATATGGTGCTGGAATTAGTAATACCTTTAACAACGTAAACCTATTTGGACAAAATGCAAGTGCTGATGAAAATGGACAAACTGTATTATCAAAAGATGGTACTATTATGGCTCGTATTTCAACTACTGATTTAACAGGAACAAGAAAATATAACTTACCTGACGATGATGGCACAATAGCTTTGACTTCTGATGTAGGAGTTACATCTGTTGGATTAACTATGCCTTCAGCTTTTAGTGTAACAAATAGTCCAATTACTTCAAGTGGTGATATAGCAGTAACAGGTGCTGGTTTAGTTTCACAATATGTTAGAGGTGATGGTACATTAGCTAATTTCCCAACTTCAACAGGTGGTGGTTCATCAGTTAATTATTACCTTAATGGTAGTGTATCTCAAGGTACATTTGGTGGTGACACTTATTATCAATTAAGTAAAACACCAATACTTGGAGCAGGTACTAATTTTACAAGAACAAACGGTGCAGGTAATGGATATATTGCATCATTCATAACTGACGCAGGAGATCCTTCATTTTTGAATATACCTGGGGGAAATTGGAATTTAGAATTTTATTTTCAATCAAGTGCAACAGGTGGAAGTCCACAATTTTATGGTGAAATTTATAAAGTTAGTGCTACAAATGTATTTACACTTGTTGCAAGTGGTTCAGCAAACCCTGAAGGCATTACAAACGGTACAACTGTTGACCAATATTTTACTAGTGTTTCTGTACCACAAACTTCATTACTTATTACTGATAGGTTAGCAGTTAGAATATATGTAATTACAAGTGGAAGAACTATAACATTACATACAGAAAATGGTAATTTATCAGAAGTATTAACTACATTTACAACAGGACTAACAGCATTAAATGGATTAACTGCACAAGTACAAAATTTAGCAGTAGGAACAAGTGGAACTGATTTTGCAATTAGTTCATCAACTGATACACATACTTTTAATTTACCTACTGCAAGTGCATCAAATAGAGGTGCATTAAGTTCAACAGATTGGAGTACTTTTAACAATAAACAAAATGCTTTAGGTTTTACACCATATAAGTTTATACAAACAAATACAACTGCTCATACTGGAACGGTAGCTGAAACTATTATGGCAACTGCAACTATTGCCGGTGGAACTTTTAATACTTCAGATGTTATGAAAGTAATGTATGGCGCACATAAAGCAGCAACAGCAGTAGGTAGCACAATGCGATTAAGAATAAACACATCAAATACGCTAACTGGTTCAGTTATAGTTGGAGTTGTTTTCTCAACAGTAGCAAGTGTTACAATATTAAAAAGAAACTTTATGCTAAATAATGGTACTTTAAATGGTTTAAATTTCACGTTAAACAATACACCAAACGATGAAGCAAATACTCTAACTGCATATAGTTCAACATCTTTTAATACTGCAAATACTTTATATTTATTTTTTACGCTACAATTAGGAAATATAGTTGATAGTGTTACGCCTAATTTATTTAATATAACAAACTAATGAAATCAATAGTCAACGGAATTACTGGAGAGTTTATGTATTGTACTGCAGTAGAATATGTATTGCAAGAAAATGAAATAGCAATAGATGAACTTTTACTCGTTTTATATGAAAAGCCATATTTTAATTTTGAAACAAGAGAGTTTTACGAGGGTGGAATAGAAGAATAAATATAATATGAAACAAATTAGAAATATATCTCATTACGTAGTTGGTTTTGTTTTTCTGTATACTATTGGAAATGCTACTTATGTAAGTGATTTTTTGGAATGGCAAAAAATAGTAGGCTCAATATTAATTGGATTAATTTTTGGTGGCACTATTGGAGCATTTTGGGAGTTATTTAATAATATCGCTTTTGGTATTAAACACGATGAAAATGATATAAAGAGAACTGCAATAGGTGGTGTTTTTGGCTGTATGTTGGCTTGTTATTATACAAACATAAATTTTATTAGCTTTTGGCTTTTTTACGCTTGTATGGCTTTAATAATAGCTGATTTAATACGTGCAATAAAAAAGAAAAAAAATGAGTAAAGAAACATTAGATAAGTTACTAAACAAATGGATTAGCAGAAAGCTATTAGTTTTTTTTGTTGCTTGTTTAGGTTTATTTTTTAGTAATATAACATCAAGTGATTGGGTAATTGTTGCGACTGCTTACATAGGCATTCAAGGATTTACTGATATAGTCGCTAAAATAAAAACATAAAATAAAATGATACCTCAATCCCTTAAAATCTACGCATTGAATACTGCATCAATGATTATATCTTTCAGTAATATAGAACAAACATTAAAAATAATTCTTTTGACTGTATCAATAGTCTATACTATAATTCAAACGGTTAAATTATTAAACAAAAATAATGAAGCTAAATAAAGAAGGTAAATTTATTATATTTATATTATGATAGGTATTTATAAAATAACAAATCCAACAAATAAAATTTATATAGGTCAGTCAATTGATATTGAAAATAGATTTTCAAAATATAGTTATTTAAATTGTAAAAAACAAATAAGATTATATAATTCATTTAAAAAATATGGTTTTAATAAACATAAATTTGAAATTGTTTTAGAATGTAGCATTGATGAGTTAAATAATAATGAAAGATATTATCAAGATTTATATTCGGTAATAGGTAAAAATGGATTAAATTGCACATTAACTAAATCAAATGATAAAAGTGGATTATTAAGTAAAGAAACTAAAATTAAAATTTCACAGAATAATTCTAAATTTTGGAAAGAAAAAAAACGTTCAAAAGAAACTAAAGATAAAATATCAAAAAATTTAACTGGAACTAAATTATCTGAAGAAACCAAAAAAAAAATCTCAATTAACAGTTCAAAATATTGGTTAGGAAAATCTTTATCTAAAAATCATATAGAAAAATTAAGAATTTCTAAAATAGGGAAAAAATCAAATTCTTGTAAAATTTTAATTGATTTACAAACAGGAGTTTTTTATAACTCAATTAGAGAGGCTTCAATATTATACAACATTAAAGAAACAACTTTAATAATGCAATTAAAAGGCATAAATAAAAATAAAACTAATTTAAGATATGCATAAATTGAATTTAGAAGGATATAATCTTATAAAGTTATTTGAAGGATTGAGCCTTAAACCCTATTTATGTAGCGCAAAAGTGCCAACGATTGGTTATGGGAATACCTTTTATGAGAATAACAAAAAAGTCTTAATGTCTGATCCGCCAATTACTAAACAACGTGCAGATGAGTTACTTCAAATAAGTGCTGAAAGGTTTGCTCGTAAAGTGATTAATTTAGTTAAAAAGCCAATTACTCAAAATCAACTAAATGCTTTAACATCCTTTGCCTACAATTTAGGTTCGGGAGCTTTAGCTTCTTCTACTCTATTGAAAAAAGTAAATGTAAACCCAAACGATGTAACTATTAGAAATGAATTTTTACGCTGGAATAAAGCTGGTGGAGTTGCATTAAAAGGCTTAACTAATCGAAGAATAAAAGAAGCTGATTTATATTTCACTCCTTAAAGTATTGTTATTCAATACTTTTTTTGTAGGTTTGAATAACCAAACTAAAAACTTATGAGCATAAAAGGCAATCAAAACGCTGCTACTTATAAAAAAGACATCGTATTGTCTTTTATCAATCAGTTCCCAAACGCTACTACAATGGCTATTTCCCGATTAATTTACGATAAACATAAATTAGATTTTAGTTCACTTGATGGAGTAAGATCTAACGTTAGAAGATATAGAGGTGAAAATGGTAAAAATAGTTCGCCTATTTCACAAGCTGGAGAACGTTCTGAAGAACAAAAAAAACAATGTATGAGCAAAAAAATAGATTTACCGGATAGCGATTACGAAAAGTGCGAAGCTTTTATAATTCCAAAAGGACAAAACAATATTTTAATTTTAAGTGATATACATTTCCCTTACCAGGACAATAAAGCACTTAAATTGGCTATTAATTATGGTTTAGAAAACAAAGTTAATACAATCTATTTAAATGGTGATATCGCAGACTTTTACCAATGCAGTCGATTTACAAAAGACAGACGATTGAGAGATATGGCGGGTGAGTTAGAAATGGTTAGAGGCTTTCTAAAAATGATGCAAGACTTATTTAAATGTCCTATTTACTATAAAATCGGAAATCACGAAAAAAGATACGAAGATTATTTAATGATTAAAGCTCCGGAGTTATTGGGTATTGATGATTTTAAACTTGAACAACTTTTACGATTTAGAGAGTTTGGAGTTACTTTAGTTAAGGATAAGCAAATGGCTTTAGCGGGTAATCTTCCAATACTTCATGGTCACGAATGGTTTGGGGGATTTGCTCCGCCTGTTAATCCTGCAAGAGGTTTATTTTTAAAGGCAAAAGAGAGTGCAATCGTAGGACATCACCATAGAACATCAGAACATACAGAGAAAACTTTAAGCGGTGAAGTTACAACAACTTGGTCAACAGGCTGCCTTTGCGGTTTAGAGCCTGAATATGCGCCTTATAATAATTACAATCATGGGTTTGCTCACGTTAAAGTTTCCCAAGATGGGAACTATGAATTAAAGAATATTAGAATAATCAATTATAAAATTGTGTAATGGAAATATTTAAAACAATACACGAAAATAAGGTTTTGATAAATCCGCCTGATCTTGATTCGCAAATTGAGAAAGTAGCAAATAAAATACTTCGACAATATTTAAGAGGTCAAAACTGCGAAAAAACAAATGCTATTTATAGAGAATTAATAAAACAAAAAAATGGCTGATATAAGTAAATGCAACGATTTTTTATGTCCATCAAGTAAATACTGTCATAGGTTTACTGCTCCAGCAGGAATGTACCAAAGTTGGGGATGTTTCAATCGTGAAGATGATGCTGACAACTGCGATATGTTTTGGAGTAATGGTATTGATTCCAACAAGTGCAAACTTGAAGGTGTTAAACGTGAAGGTGAAATTTGTAATTTAGATTATTGCACGTATCCAAAATGCGTACAAGACACGTATTGTCCTAAATGCCATAAAGTAGATGGTGAACACAAAATGAGCTGTGCTACAAGAAAAATTCAATGTAACTTATAAGATGTATATTATTTTATACAAAAAGCATATAAAATGTATATTATATACAACATTTTGTCCCAAATATTCACTAAATTAAAGACGAAATGTAATTTATAAGTTACTAATTGTTTAAAGATAAACCTTAAATTTTAGGGTTTTAATTGATATAAAAAGTAATAAGATGAAAATAACAGTTGAAACAAACGGAGAAACAATTACAATGGAATTACACAATGATAATACTATTTGGGAACTTATCCCTAAATTAAAAATTATGCTTATGTTTTGTGGGTATAGTGAAGATTTAATTAATCAAATAATAGAGGATAACGAATGACAACAACAGACAACAACAACCAAAACAATTTATTACTAATAGCTATTGTAATAGGTTTAATAGCTGCAATAGTTTTGACCTCTTGCGGTAGCAGAAAGGTAGCCAAGTCTGAAACAAAAGAACAAGAGCAAAAAACTGAAAAAATTACTCTCGAAACTGAAACGAGAGTAACAGACAACACTAAAATAGTTGACACTTCAACAAGTGATGAAATAGAGATATGTCCTGTATCTGATACAATTCCTATGGTTGTGAATGGAATAACGTACATAAACGCTAAAATAAAGCGTTCAAAAAAGAAAAACAATATAAGTATCGCAAAAGATGTAAAAGTCCAACACAACGCTCAAAAAAGCGATTTAAAGGTGGTTAAAAGAAACAAAGTAATTGAAGTAAAACAAACTGAAAGAAAAGAGTCTTATTGGTGGCTGCTTTGGTTCTTACTTTTAATACCGATTTATTTTATATATAAAAAATATAAAGATATATAAACATTTTTGTTTATATTTGAAGCTTCATAATAGTTTGGTTTAGGTTAATAACCCCTTCCGTTTTGCGTGAAGGGGTTTTTTTTTATTTAATCCTGTCAAACAATTCATCCAACATTAACTCATCAGCAGTAGTATCAATTTTTAATATGTTCTTATTTACAAGAATTGATATTAAATACTTATGGCAGTTCTGCTTTGCTTTGTCATTTTGTGCTGTGCCTTTGCGATAAAGTTTATAATCTGCATAATGGCAAATTAAATTTTTGTAATCTTCTTTAGTCTGTTCGTAAGCTAAAAAATGCTCTTTTGATAATAGGTAGTTCATAGTTATGGTTTTAGTAGTTCAACTTTATTAAATTTGTCTTTTTTTACAATATATCCAAGTGCTTCGTAAAGTTTAAGATACCGGTAAACTGTTCTATTACTTACACTCAAATACCTTTCTATTGTATACATATTTCTTGGCTTCTCCTGGAGATATTCCATAAGCCTTATGCATCTATACATTTTGTGCTGATTCATAATTAATAAAAACTAAAGGTTGAGTCATTTAATTCAATAGTAACATCGTGATCTAAAAAGTCTAAAACAATTCCTTTAAACTCATAAACTTTGCCTGACTGATCCAACATTAAAAATTTAATATCGTTTTTAATGTTTCTTTTGATTTTTGGCAATAATTGTAAACCGAAGCTTTGATTTAGTTTGTCAGCTAATCGTTTGCCGTTTATAGAAATCTTAAATTCATCCGTAAACATTTGCTGTTTATCTTTAGCGATTTTTATACACTCATCCCAAAAGGAAAATATCTCCTGGTCTTTGTAATTAAGTTGTAGTAAAGTGCTATTTATTTCTGTAATTCTTTCGTGAATATTCATAATTCAAAATTAAGTTTGCTTTCGTAAATTGTATAAACTTCTTCATTCTCAAAATCAAAGTGTAAATTGTTTTGAGATAGTTGTTCTAAAAAAGACTGTATAATAAATAACTGATAAAAGCTATATCCTTTTTTTCCGCAAATAAGTTTCGGTCTTAACTCATTGGAGTCAATTATCCTGTTTATAAATCCGTAATCGACATCGCAAAACTCTGATATATTTTTAATTGTATAAATCATATTTTTGAAATAAAATTGTTAAACGGATCAAACTCAAAAGCAAAAAAACCATCTTGCTCATCCAAGTATCGAAAGCTGTAAATCGTTCCATGCAATAGTATTTTATTCACCCATTGTGCCGGTTTGGTTCTTACTATTTGAACACCACTCAACCTAAATGGTCTGCCACTTTTTGATATTTGCGTGTCAAAGTGGTTAATGTCAATCTTAAATCCCTGTACTGATATTGTATTCATATTTTTAAATAAAAACCCGCAAATCAAAAGGTCGTCGTCTTTATCATTGCGGGAATTGTATAAAATTTTTAATTGTAGCGACGACTCTACTTATGCAAATATATTAATTTAATTATAATCTACATCATAATCAACCCAAATTTTGCAATCAAATCCTAAATCTTGTAATTGCTTAATTCTTATCTTCTGCAATTCACTCAATTTCCCATTCGGCCTTTTAACTTCAATGAACATCGTTATGCCATCTTTTAAGCACATCAAATCTGGGATGCCATTTTTATTTGTTTTTATTAGCTTGATGCATAACCAACCTTCTTTTGTGAGTCGGTTGATTATTTTTGTTTGTATTTTTTGTTCCGAAATCTCGTTTAAATGTTTCATTGTTATAGTCTTTTTTCTTAATTACTGATGCGTAAATCTTGCTTTCAATTCCATCTTTTGAAAATATCCAATAAACATCGTTGACTTTTCTGTCCATTGTCGTTAAACGATCCCTGGACTGCCAATAACTTACAGCACTAAAATCAATATTATAGTAAACTAAATATTTGGCCTTTGCCAAACTAATACCTTCCCTTCCACTTACAATTTGCAAGGCGATATTTTTATCGGTTGTGTTAAACTCCTCTAAATCGTTTGTCAATCTATTGCCAAAAATGTTTTTAAGTGCGTTAAACTCCTCGACAAATTTATAAAATATGGCTATTTTTTGACCTTTAAAATGATTATCGATAAACATTGCCTTACTCAAATCAATCACTTTACTACTACCATCCTCAAACTTGCAAGTTCCAGAATAAAGTTGATGCAATTTTTGCTGTAACTTCACCGAAGTATCAGCTAATATTAATTGGCCTTCTTTATTTTGCACCACTAAATCTTTTTTTAGCTTATCAATTACCTTATAAGTAATGGCATCCATATCGCAATACAAAACGTTCTCATTTACTTGCGTACTAAATCCCGCCTCAACTTGCGTAAAAGTTAAAATGTAATATCTTATTAAATGCCAAAAGTCTTTTTTTCTTGCATCGGTGTAATCATTAACTTTGGCATAGCCTAAATGCTTCACTTTTATGTTCACATAATCATTTGCCCATTTGTAAAAAGTTGGTTGCGTAAAAGGACTGTAATTGCTTACCCAAAACTGATGATACCATTGGGAGTAGCTTTCAGCAGTTGGAGTTCCTGATAAGAAAATCATCGGCAAATTTCCGTACATTTTTTTAAATAGCTTGGCTGTTGTGTTTGGCTTTGGAAATGCACCAAATCGGTGATGCTCATCGTGAATGACTAAATCAAAATTGCATGAAATTTTATGTAAACTTTCATCGTTAGCGATTTTTAAATTAAAAGTAAAGTTCATATTATCATAATCCGATTGAACAGAACTAAAGGCTTTTAATTTGGTTAGGAATAAGACATTTTTAGCACCAAAATTTTCAGCAGTTTGCAGAGCTGTAATTGTTTTGCCGGTTCTTACTTCCATTGCCAGGTAAACAATCTTTTTACGTTGCAATATTTCAGCAGCTTCTTTTGAAAGTCTTGTTTGATAGTTCCTTAATTCCATAGTTAAAACATTATATCATCATTTACAATTTCTTCTTCACTTGTTTTAATAATAAACCATTGGAGTCCGTTGCTGTTATCTGATATGTATTCGTATTTCATAAAGCTGCAATACTTTTGAACCCATAGGTTAAACTTCTTACGTGTTAGCCATTTCTTAAAATCTTGGTATTCTTCAATAAATTTATCAAAATACATTTTTTTATCAAGCCTTTCGTTTCTTGGAACATTGTCTTTGTCTTTAATAAATTCGTAAAACTCCATACACGTTTCAGCGATAAACTTACGCATTTTAATATTTTTAGCGTTCTGTCTTATCAGTCCATTGTTTAAAAATAACTGCAAACATTTAACCATGTAATTATCAAATTTTTGAAAGTCAATCAAATCCCAATCATCAAATAATTGTCTTTTAAACTCATCCTCCGGTGTTAAATCTTTTCCGTAATATTGAGCAATCTCTAATTCAAACCTTCGTCTATCATGGCTATTTCCTTCCCCTCTAATCGCATAATTTGTTGATATTATAAGTTTGGGGCTTTCGTGTACATTTAGTTTAACAGCGTCTTTATTTTTGCGTTCTAAAGTCAATCCTTCAGTTACTAAACTAAACTTCTCCTCAAAGTTGAAATTTTTAATTACATCGTCAAAGACTAAAATCTTTGTATCTAAAGAAACAGTCTGATAAGGGAATGATTTTTTACCATCAAATAACTTTCCATCAATTATACTTGTTTTTCTGATTTGGCTTATACCTTGTACAAAAACTCCTTTTCCTGTACCGCCTTCAGGGTTTTCGCTTATAACCTCATCATTTAATATAATCGCTTTGTTATTGCTTCTATTCTTATAAGTTGACATTAAATAACCTAAAACACACTCCATTGGCATTGATTCACTATTTGATATATTATTAATGAATTGCTGATAATCATTTTCGTAATCATCTAATTCAATAAAATCCCTTTGAAGAATGTGATCCTCCCAAATGTAAAAGTCAATATCAATAAAATCAATTAATTTAACTTCGTTTTTACAAACTTCAAGCACTCCATTTTGATAAGCGATATAAGATTTATATTTTGTATCAGTCAACATTGTAAGTTCAACGCTTTCTAACATTAATAAAAAACCTTCAGTAAATAAATTTTGATATTTAGCGCAGTAATTCCAAACTTCAAACTCCTTTTTTTCTAAAAGATAATTTAAAACAAAGTCTTTTATTATCTCAACACTTGTTATTTTTACTTTGTTGGAATGAATATAAACCCACGTTGGCTTTTGTGTATCATTAGGGTAATGCTTTTTAAAACCATTACGCTCCAAAAAAAACTTATATTTTAGAGAATCAATAGTAATTTTTTCTTTACCATTTTTTTCGTAAGTAATGAACCAAAAATCTTCGTGTTCTAATACTTCCTTTATTTCTTCAAAAGTATCCTCCGAAATACCATGCTTTTTTATAACAGCATCTTTACCTTTTTTTAAATCACTTTTTACTTTGTCAATCCTTTGGTAATCCTCGAAGAACTTACTATCAAAATTTCTCTTTTTGTAAGCGCTTTTAATTGTTGTTTTTGCTTCCGTTTCAGAAAACTCTCCAATCACTACATTATTTAAAATATATCCTTCAGCCGTATTTTGATTAATTCCATACTCGCAGAACATTCCGGCTAAATCAAATATAAAAGCATTTCGCTCTCCTTCAACAAAGTCTTTTTTCCAATCAAAAGCCATTATTTTTTCAATAATCTTATATTCATCAGTTATTGGAATTAATGGCGATTTTTCTGAAACTCTATAACCTTGATCTACAAGTATTGGATTGTAAATTTCAGCATCCAAATTTAAATAAGGAATTGGATCATAACTTTCGTAACAAACCCTATCTATGTTGGAGCATCCAGCATCAAAATTGTCAAAGTTAAAATCATCATAAAACTTTTTATAATATTTTGGATGCGTTTCTTTTGTTGCCTGTGGTATTTTAACCACTACTTTTAACCCGTTTCCTGAAGGGGATGTAAATAATAAAATAACGTGAGGATTTTGCTCAAGCAAACTTCTTTGTTCAAGCATAATCTCATCGCTTTCATATTTGTCAAAATCTAAAACCATAAGACCGGAATGATTAACACATGAATTACCATTTCTCTGCGAAAATATCCCACTAAATAAAATGCAAGGCAAAGTCTTTTTAAATCTTTCGGCCTCCTCTTTTGTTTTAGCAGTTCTTATTAAGTCAACAATATGTTTTGACTTACCCTTTACTAATCTGTCGTGTATTTTTATTAAATCAGCCTCGTAAGGTGTATCCTTTGTTTTTAATAGTTCTTTAAATACTGAAAATTTATATTCCATAATATTGATTTTAAAAAATAACCCTTAACCTTTCGGCTTCCACTCCGATTGGTCAAGGGTTTAAGGTTATATAAACCTATAATCTTTAACGTAGGTGGAAGTTCTACTTTGTAAATATAGTAAACATTTTAGGTGTTTCCCCTATACCCCCTTTTAAAACACAATTTATTTTTTTAGAGGGGGGGGGGTAAAAATCAAAATAAATGTTTGCTATGTTTACTTTTTAATTTATTGTGTTTGATAATCAATTAGTTAAACAGCAAACATTGATATTTTAAATGTTTGCTGTTAACTAAAA